AATTATACCAAATAATTATAAATTGTGGAGTAAAAAAGTAGATGAAAAAGGAGAGTTTATTTATGACAATTCTGGAGATTGGCTACAGGGTAGAATAAAAACTCATAGTAATCAAGAAGATAATTTAGGTAAAAGCACCATTAATTTTTCTGAATTTAATGAAAAATTACAAGTGCCTGCAAATAAACTTGCTGCAGGAGATAAACTAATGAAAAAAATTGTTGACAATGCACTTGTTAAAATAAAACAAGCTCAGTCCGAAGTAGGACTTGTTGTTGAAAAAAGATTAATAAATGACAGAACTATGTTTAAACAAACTCAACAATTTTTAAGAGAGTTAGGAGTGCCGGCAGAAACAGCACCTGATCCTGATAAATTAGCGGAAATACTTTTACAAGATCGAACAGGTCAAAACATAGATAAACTAAAAGATTTTTTAAAGAGTAGGGTTTCTGAAGGAGGTTACTTTAAATTTGTAAAAAGAAAGAACAGAGTAGTCAAACAAAGTATGAGTGAAAAAGAGGCACTCGCTGAAATAGATGAATATGTAGAGAGTTTAGTTACTAGATTTTTTGCTAGTAAAATTTTAGTAGATGCAGACAGTCTTTCAGGTGCCGGGCCAAAATTTTCGTTTAAAACAAAAACAGAATTTTTAACCGGTTCAGGACGACAAAAAGCTAGAAAAAGATATTTACAAGAAATAAACAAAGTTCCCGATTTAAAAAATTTACTTGCTGCCAACGGAGAGTACGGCAGAATATTTGAAAAGATATTGCCAGAAGGAGAATATGACAAAGTGTATGCTCTAGCTAGAAAATTATCATTTGACAGTAGAAACATTTTAGACGAAGCGGCAGGTGTTTTAGGAAATGCACCCACACCAATGTCAGTTGCTATGGTGTTACAGAGAGCATTTAACTTGGCTAGAGGTATGGTTTCTGTCCGTTGGGTTGGTGCGGATGCTATGATAAGAGCCGCAAGATTAGGAAACGCTGATATAATGAGAGAAATATTAACAACAAGAATACCTGTAACAGGAGAAGCAGGGATGACTGCTGTAGATGTATTGCACGATATGTTAGTAAATGGTAATTTTAACAAAAAGAACGCTGTTAGATTTATATCTGTATTTCCTCAAATACTACAAAATGCAGAAGCACGTTTTGAAATAGAAGAGGGTAAAAGTGCAAAAGCCTATAGTGACATGGTTGCTGAGGTAGTTAGAGACACCACAGGTTTTGACGTAGTAGATTCAACTCTTACAGGTCTTGTTGACATAGCCGTTCCAGATGTGAGTATTTTTGGTATTGATTCTCCTGCAACAGATACAAGACCCATGATTAATACACAAATGGACAGGCTAATTAAAAAAGAAAAAAGAATACCAACAGGTAGAATAAAAAGAGAAGACCCTCCTAGACAGGAATCTTTTTTAGGTTCTTCACCAACAGATACTGTTGCTAAAAGAAGAGAAGGCAGGGACAAACAAAGAGTAAAAACTGATACGATAAGAACTGCAGACATATTACAAGATATTAACATATAGGAGGAACAATGAACGAAAAAGATAAAAACTTAGGCAGAGCAGACATGAGTGCTAGAGTACCTACACCCATGACAGATGCAATGGCAATGAAAGCCACACCACAGAGACCAGTTGAAGTCAAGGTTAAGTCTGACGATAAGATGTACGGTGGTGGATATGTAAAAAAGTATGCACACGGTGGTGGGGTTCGTAAAGTACGCTACACCTAATGTATAGTCTTATTAATATCCTTTTGTAATTCAATGGCTGCTGCCGTGAGCATTTTAATCATAGCAACAATCATTGCTGTATTTGGGTAGTCTGGATTCCAATCATCCATAGCCTCTTCAAATAATTCAGGGTCTATGTTATCTTCTTCTATGACTATCTTGCCCTCTGCATCTAACAGCACAGAGAACCTGAACAGCAACGCTTCTTTAGGTTTCTTCATCGTCTATCAATTCACTCCACTTCGATAGTTTTTTGTTTTTCACCTTCACTCTCTCATCGAGCTCATCCCAACTGACAATGTCAAACTTCACTAACAGTTGTATCATAGCGTAGACATCTCCTATCTCTTCTTTAAGCAATTGATTATCTCTATGGTTATCTTTCCTGATAGCCTTACTACACGCTTGCACTAACTCACCACACTCTTCCATGGTGATGACCATCAGTTGTAATAGTGCATCTTTACTCATCATATATCCACCAACTCACAGACACCAGCTGTACAGGCTAGTTCCTGTGTCCCTTTCGTGTTATCTTCTTTTTCAAATTCTTGTAACTTACCCCAGTCTATATTCCTAGGCATCTCACTGTGTAACTTCTTATACTGCTCCTCATCAATATCTTGATACGGTGCTTGCTTGTACGTGTGATCCGAGAATGGTAGGAAGGACACACCTGATAAGTAATCAAAGTTATCCCAACACCAGTTACCTACGTTTACCCATTCCTGTTCTTTGACTGATATAGTTACAGACGGCTTATGTTCACACCAATGGACAGCGTAGGTTTTCCACATCTCTAACTGTTCGATTGCAGACATGCTGGTTCTAAACACAGCATCCTTCGCTGTCTTCATTGGGAAGGAGAACACCGTAGTATGTTCGGGCTTCATCACGTCAGGCTCATTCGGTATGCCTTGTGACTTCATAAATTCTGTGAGGGGGTCTTTGTTATCTCCCCTGACTGTTCTTATGTAATACGGATTGTGTCTAGCATGTATACCACTAGCACTATCTACTAGTTGACTGACTGTACCGGAAGGTTTAACACAGGTGATTGCTGTGGACTGTGGTATGCCAAGTGTGCTTGACCACTCTTTGTTTACAGCGACAGCCTTCTCTCTCAACTTGTTCAGTCTATCTACTAATTTAGAATCATTCTTATTTAGCAAAGTGCTATCCATAATACCTGTAAGCGACACACCAAGCAGTCTTTCTTCTTCTGTATTATCCTGCCATCTCTTACGCAAGTACCCAAAGTTTGTAAGTGTTGCCTGTATAGTACCAAGTATAGTAGCATGTTCTACCTTATCTAACAACGTAGCCATGCTGTCTGTAGGTCTCACCACGACTTCCGTCAGGTTACAGAACTGATTAGGTCTAAGTATGATCTCTGAACAAGGGTTCGTACCGAAGTCCCAATCTGCATTACGTCTACCATTCTGTCTAGCTTTCTCCTGTGCAGACACTCTGTTGAAGATACCTCTCTCACCAGACTTACTTTCATACAAAGACAGCCACTCTTTCATAAAGATACCAGCATCAGGTTTTTCTGTATAGGCTACAGAGTTGTTGGCAAGTGCCCTCTCTGGATTGGTATCCCACCATGCACCAGATTTAGCCATTCGTAATCTTTGGTCAGAGAGATTACTCAAAGATATAAGAGCAGACCTACGAACACCCCCAACAACCACGACCTCACCTGTTTTACAGACTACATCATGACACTCCATGGCATTTAACTTTCTACCCTTGGCACCCCTGAACTTTTCTATAGTAAAGTCAAACAAGTTTACTAACGGTTGTGGGCCACTGGCTCTACCACCAAATGTTTTCAATCGCTGTCCGGCAGGTCGTATTCTATTTACGTTTATCTTAGGTATTCTATTTGTATATAAATATGATATCAAATCTCTAAATGCTCTAGCCCATCCCTCTTTGGAATCAGCTACAGAGATGACATCATCTGTATGTTCAAACTCTCTATCTGGTATGGTGGGTAGCTTATCTACGTACTGTCTCTCAACAGAAAAACCCACACCTGTGCCGTTCATTAGTATATACAGCACTTCATCAAAAGAACGAGGACTGTCTATAGGTATGTACGAACAGTTATATCCAGCTATGTTTTCTCTACGTAATGCTTCACCAGCAGTCATTAAAGCTCTCATAGACGGCATGACAGATGTTGTAAGTATAGCATCTTCTATCCTATCCCATGTGCTATTCTCAAACTTCACACCAATGTTTCTATCTACATGATCTGCAAAGAAATCAATCAATCTCTGTACAGTCTCAGACCATGTCTCCCTTCTACCCTCTTCAGGCTTCCATCTTGAGTATCGTGACATATGTATAAATGACTGATACTCTGTGGGTAAAAAATTACTTTTCGCCATATTCAATCTCCAAAATCATTTCTAAATAGTGTATTGCTTTGTGTATATCTCTTGCACCATCACCTTTTCTTCTGTGTCTAGTAATATACTTTAAAGCATTACCTTCACAGAAAGTCAAGTTGTTTTCCATGATATAATCAATAGGCTGTATTTTACAGTCTTTATAGTGATTACCACCCACTTGTTTATTACGAGCAGCAAGTTTTTTTATATCTGTTTTCTTAAAGTTTTTATCTTTCACAGTTTCTTTAATTGCATCATCCATCATACCCATATTAATCGTCCTTCTTCTCTGGTTGAAACTCAAACTGAATAACATTATCATCTTCTTCATCATCTTGTTCAAGAATGAATGGTTGTTCCACATCTGGCTTACTAATTTTTGTGTCTCTATATATTGCAAGTTGACCTCTCTCTAATAAATATTCTGGTTGATTTAAAATAGTTGCTGTAATGCCTCTCATGACTGTATAGCCATCAGTGACCTCTTTCTTATCCGTACTATCATAGCACATAAAATCTGTAGCACCGTTAGGCTGATCTCTTATGATAATTACATAAGAATCCTTGGGTATCTTCTTTCCAAATTCTTTAAATATTTCTTCATTATCAGACATCTAACCACTCCTTTGGTAAAAATTTATCGCACCATTTAATATCGTATCTATCACACCATCTACCATACGTTGTTTTAGAACCTTTGTACAGCTTTGAATTAGCATTGAGAAACAAAAATCGTATGTCTAGTTCTGGTTGCTGTTTCTTGATGAGCAAATGTTTACCTCTATCTGAAGCTGTAAACTGACCCTTCACCTCTACAAAGAAACCGTATCTCTTCAAGTAAAAGTCTGGCGTGTAAGTGCACTCCTTAATATACTGTATAGGATGTTTCTCATAATCATATGCTATTTTTTTCTTTACTAGCTGCTGTGCTACATTCAGTTCAAAATTCGATCTAAATCCGTGTGACTTCATACTCATAGTGTTCGTATATCCTTCGGTGGGTACATATCAAATATCTCTGAGGTCTCATCTCGCATGGCACTCATAAGTTTAGGTGATTTCTTTTCCATGTCATATAATATATCTGTCCAGTTGCCAATAAAAAAACATACTAAAGCACCTCTATCTAACAGAGATTTCATATAGTTTAGATCTTCTCTAAACATCTGCATCTTCTCTTCAAACTGCATGTCTGACCAGAAACCTGTGTACATGCTACCATACTTATCATCCACCATAATGTATGATTTTCTAATACGGATAGGCACACTCTTGCTGTTGTTTCGTACTTCTCTTATTATATCTGGGCCTGCCATCTTATCTTCTGACTCTGGAAATGCAAAGTGTACTTTATCGTTCATAAATATATCACTACGATTAACATTAGTCTGAAAATACAGAGCCATTATATCATGTCCAGTGCGTTTGCAATTAATAAAACACATATAAATAATACAATAATATCAAGCATGTGAATTATATTTCCCTTCTTGTAAGTTTACTATACCAGACAGTCTTTGGATACTTTGCTGTAGAGCCTACTTTCTTGTGCATGATAACATCAGGCCAACACTTTCTTTTAAAATCACAGAAACCACAGATGCTGGGCAGTAATCTGTTCCCTGTTTTCTTTTCCTGTTTGTACTCATCTTTGTATGTCTCTGCTGTATCCGAAAAACAGCGTTTAAACTTCTCACCAGATACCAAAGCATTTAAGTTCTTACGTGCAAGCTGTAGAAACTCTTTCTTATCTTCATCCTGTACAATCGGTGCCTCGCAAACAGTCCATTCACCACTTGCTTTGTTTATAACTATCCACCCACCAAACTCCTTACCTACAGATTCGCTGTACAGGTAACCTTGTGTGATATATCCAAAGGCATCATCACTTTTAATTTTCTTATATCCTCCCATCTCACCGAACTTATGATCAAAGGCATACGGACTTGCTGACTTTATATCCCACACCTTATCATCTATGATAATATCTAACGTGCCATTCACTTCGTTCTTACCTAATTTTAACTTCACACGTTTTTGTTCTTCTTCTACATTTACTCCTGCTGCTTTTAAAATTAAGATTGAGATAGCCTCAACAAGATCACCGAATATAAATCTAAGAATAGCATTATACTCGATGGCCTTCTCGACACCATCTCTTTCCATTTTCTGTTGGCAAAGTGGACGGCCTAAAGAGGACATGCGAGGCCTCCATTCATCAGAGGAAGGATTGAATTGCTTATGAATGGAAGCTACACACGCCTCTTTAAACTCGTCTACAAGTTTAGGGTCTAGCTCTACGCCCTCTTTCGAGACCTTACTGAGAAAACCCTGTACTTTTTGGATGATTGCACTATTCATTTACAACTGTGTCGAAGCTCTCTTTATCTCCACGAGCTTCCTCATGTTTTTTCATGATTGACTCGTTGTAACCCTTCACAGTTTCCATAAATTCATGCATTAACTTATCATCCCCTTCAGTCCAATCAGCTATCTGCCCACGAGGCGTTAGCTCTGCTTGAAAATAGATGTTCCCACCTTTCTTTTTTCTTACAGAAGACAGCCCGATAGTTGTCAACCACATAGGTTGCTTTTGTTTATGCAGGCTTTTTAGACAGTCGCTTGCCGGAACGAAGTTCGCACCCTTAGCGTACCACACGCTAGGAATATCTTTCTTCTCTACAGCCTGACCCTTTTTATCTTTCGCCCCTTCAAGAGTAACAAGTCCATAGATATTCTGGTTGCACTTTACACTTTTCTGTAACACCCACTCAGGGCTGTCCTTAGGTAAAGACTCCAGCTCATTCGCATCTAATCGACCACACTTTAATCCTCCTTCAGTGTCGTAAAACTCACTGTTGAAAGATGGTGCCTGTACAGTCATAGATGTGAAAGCACCTTCTTCATTATCCCAAACTGAATATGAGTAAGTTCTCATAAACGGTCTGATCGTTGCTTTCTCACCGTAGAATATACCATCGTCTGTGATCAAGGAAAAATGTCCACGAGGTAGAGCATTCCCTTCTTCATCTTCAGATGCGTGATTGATTGATAGTCGTGCCAACCCTTTACTTGTAGTTGGCATGTCTGCTGCCTGTCCAGTCAACTTCATCATATCATCTATAGATGCCGTTGATATCTTTTCAGGCAAGTTGGTCTCCATCGTCATAGTTTCGGTCATATTTGTAACACTCCTTTCTGGTCTAGCCAGTTATAACCAATTTTCAATTCGATTCCAATAGGCATATCATACTCTATGTCATACCTTCGTATACATTCAGACTTTATGGATAGCATTGCTGTCTTTAGTGCTTCTATCGCTAGCTCCTTTTCGGAGGGATAGACATCAAGTACGATGGAATCATGTACTGTATTACAAATAATAGACTGCATAGCATTCTTTGTCAACATCTTTTTTAAATAAACTAGTGCGATAGGTAGCAAATCCGCTGTGGCAAAGCCTTGCACAGGATAATTTTTTATTGAAGTTGAGTTTGTAACACCCCCATGACGTAATCTATATGTGTTTTCAAATGAAAAATGTCGTCCATTTGGTAAAGTAACTTGCTGTTCAGTGACAGCCTCGTTGCATAAGTCTTCGTGCCACTTGGTCACTCCTTTATACTTCTCTTTAAATGCTCTGTAGTATTCAACCTGTTTTGGTGTACCCATTAGACCACCGTATAAAGGTTTAAACGTATCTGCTTTCGCATCCTGTCTAGATACTCCTAGGATGGATGCTGTATAGGCATGCACATCAACCTGATTCTTCACATCTTCATACACCTTCTGATCCTTCGATAAAAATCCTGCCACTCTAAACTCAAGCTGTGAGTAATCACCCTCTAGAATATAACCACCTTGCCATCTACTCACCACAACCTTACGTACAGGAAATGTACCACCTCTAGGCATGTTTTGAAAGTTTGGATTTCTAGAGGACAGCCTGCCTGTTGATGTGACACACTGCATGTACTGTGGATGTATCTTATCTTTTTTATCCAATCCTTTTTCTATCCCGTCAATGAAAGTTTTCAAGTATGTTTTGATAGCATTATACCGACTATAGGATTCTATGAAAATTTTTTGTTGGGAATTTGCGGATGAAACCAGTTTGTCAATCATGTGCTTATCCGTTTTAAATCCATGCACTGTAATATCATCTACACTGTTGATGTTCATCTTAAATCCAGCTATGTCTTTCTGTCTTATGTATACTACGCCTTTGCCTCTACAGGCTTTACATATTCTTTTCTGTTTGCCAATAGTTCCGTCTTTCTTCATAGCATAGAAATATCCAGAGCCACCACATTTATTACAAGATTCCATTTTCGTCTTGTATAGCAATCGTGTTTGTCTAGCTATGTTTTGTGATAAGACAGCAGGTGTCATTCTTTTTGGTCTTTTCTTACGTCTGCTGTTACCCCTATCTTCATACCCAAGATTAAATATCATAGCCCATCTTTTTTTGTCTAATACCTCTCGTGAGAATATCACTCGTGATCTATCTTCACTGCTGTCCAGATTAATTTCTGTATCGCCCATGACACGTTTGACTTCGCTAGTTAAGAATGATTCTAATGTACGAATCTCTTTTGTATATTCATCCTTAATGGTGTTAAGGTTCTCTCGGCTGATTTGTATACCATCTAATTCCATGTCTGTCAATAGATCACACATCTCGTTTGTCAGTGTAAGTGTGGCTTTCAATCTCTCTGGCATATTGTCAAGCTGTGCTTCAAACAATTCTTTTGTAACTTGCACGTCTGCTTCACCGTATTCTTTTACAATAGGCCATGGTATCTTCTCAAATGATATTTTATCCTGTAGATACTTTTCTGTCAGGTCAGTTTTCTTCGGTGATAGTGCGTATCTCTCACAACATTTTTTTAATGACAGTGGCACCTTACTACCACCATTTATTAAATACTCAGCAATCATGGTGTCATACACATCTCCTGTATAGGTAAACCCACAGGCACGCAACCACTTCAAATCAAATTTAATATTATGCCCCACTAATAATTTAGTCATGTTCAATACAGCCTGTAACTGTCGCTTTGCATTTTCAGTAGGAGGTCTGTCTTTATGATAGAAACATAAATAGTCTTTATTACCTTCACAGTCATAACCCACAGACACCAACATATTTCCTGTGTGTGGATCAGCGTCTGTCTTCTTATCTGCCAACACTTGAAATGTTGTCTCTACATCTAATACTGTAATCATGGGATGTACCTCGCTTTCTTAATATCTATTCTGCAAGTGACTACCCCATGCCATCCTGTCAGTTTATTTTTACTAACACACAAATGTCGTATGTAGTCTTCTTCGTCTCCAAAATTCTTGCCTATACCTATGATAATGTCAGCTTCAGCGGCTTTGCCTGTACGGGAGTTTTCTAACATACCAAAGTCAATCTCCTGTCTGTTGTGTGCTTCATAACTTGCTTGTGACACAGCCCATATCATACAGTCTCTTCTTTTTGCAATAGCTCTTGATGTTTCATAGATAGCTCTCAGTTTTTCGTCAACTCTAGCATAGCTGTCATTTATACTTACTTTGTCAAGTTGGTCTACAAAAACAATGTCAGGCTTGTGTGTCTCTACAAACTTATCAATCTCTGAAATAGATATTTGTCTACCCTCTAATAAAAGTAGATTAGGTTTAATTTTGTCAATGTAAACCTCATCTGCACTCTTAACATCTTCTCGTAACTCATTGACTGTTTTGCCTAAATAGGAACAAAAGATTCTACCCTTAACCATTCTTCCCGGTTCTTCATTTGCAAAGTACGCCACCTTATAGCCTTGTTTGATATACTCAGACACTAAGTATGTACAGAAAGTTGTCTTACCTGTCTCTGGTCTAGCAAAGATAATACCTAAGTTGCCTCTACCTACACCGTTGATTTTGTCACGTAATGGTGGCAGTGCAAATTGAAAGTCAAACCCTTTGTCACAACTTTCTAAATATTGGGATACATTGTCATCAACCTTAACAAAATTACTGTCATCCGTAGGCTGTTTGTCAATTAATTTGTCAACTAAGTTTTGCAGTCCAGCATAATCACCGTTGTGACCTAACCAAATGTCAGTGGCTTTTGATCCTATCTCATGTGCTTGGTTTCTTCTCCAAAAATTTATCACCAAATCTTTTGCTAAATCTGAATTGCCTGTATAGTTTTTTAAATCTCTAATTACTTCTTCTATCATTTCACGGCTACTATCTGGCATTGCAGGGAACTTGTCTCTATGTAGATTAACAAGTTCCTCTACAGTCAAATCGCTGTTATACTTTACATGAGCATAAGCAATAGTATCGAATATAGTACCCACTCCATTGGCAAACATCTCCTTTCCTATTATGTCATTCACCTCTTGATAGAAGTCTCTCTTCAAACAGTGTGCAAGTAATTGTCTCTCTATTGTCATGAACTATACACTCTGAATCTCTCGTTAATTTTGTCAACGTCCCATGTTTTTATATCTGTCTCTATAAAAAGATTGTGTACAGTAAGGTGTGCAAACAACTCTTTAGATATTGTCAGTGACTTTTTACTTGCATCTTTGTCAAGAGCAACGATTGCTGTCTTGAACTTCTTAATGTAGTTTACATAATTGTCAATTAAGTTTGTCCCCATGAGTGCGACACCGACCACACCAGCTTGTGTTACTGCACAGGCAGATGCACAATCTTCTACGATCACACAAGTGTCACTCTTATTATTTGTAACGAATGGCACACGGCTAGCACAATATCGCTTCCACTTTGGTTTGCGATTTGTCAGCGATCTACCCACAGCATCTACCAGAACATTGTCAACATCATACACTAAAAATACAACCCTATTCTCTCGTACATCAAGTTCTAGATTCGCCCACTTTTGGGAGTACGCTGTATAGATATTATTATCTTTTATATACTGTACAGCCTTTTGTGATCTAGACACAGGCACAAAGTATTGCCTGTACATACTAAGTGTCAGTCGTTTTCTCTCTCTCTGCATACGAGCAGATGAAAAGATTCCGTGCCGAACTTTGCCAGAAATACCACAGTCAGCGTGAAAACAATTATACACCACGCTACCACCAAGGTTAGTAGCAGAGAAACTGTTTTTGTGACCACAGACAGGACAGTCACTACGCATTGTAATACCTTCCTGTATAGCCATAGCATCAATGTAACCATTTATGTTTACTCCTTTGTTCTTCATACGTTTACCAAAAACAATATCAGACTAATAACTAGCAGTACAGGAAAAATATGATTAGTCCATGTCTTTACTTTTTTTGTTTTCTTAAACCACTTACCTGTCGCTTTTAATCTTCTGTCTCTCGCTTTGTTCATCCTTCTCTCTCTTACCCCAATATACTAAATGAAAAGCACCACAGTTAGGACAGGATAAATTTGTCACTATCTCATGCTCTTCATCATCTTCACAATCGTGATCGCCACCCCAGATTAATTCTGTATGGCAATTGTAACATTTCATTCAACGTCCAATGCTGTTTTGATTATCTTATTAACATCAACATGAAAAAATGGTTCTTTTAAGTGTGGTGCATCTACATGCCGTGAATTTTGTATTGTCTGTACAGGACTCTTTTCTAAAATGTCATGCGATATAAACCAACCTTGATCCAAGTGCCTATTTAATACGACAAATGTCAACTGATACGGTCTGACAAACTGTTGCATATTATTATCCTGTGCAAACTCTTTTGCATTATTTGTCTCGTGGTAAAATTTGTCAATCAATCTTTTTTTACGGTGTGGAATCCTCACCTCCTTCCAATTGTCATTCCATACCTTACCCCACTGATTCTTCACTTCGACCTCCCAAAAACATGCACAGCCTGTATCGGATATTGTGGACAAGTCCCATGAGAAGTGTTCTTTATCATCTGTAATCGTGTGATCACTATTTATTAAATACTTCTTCAGTGCAGATTTTGCCCTACTATCATTGGCTGTATAGGATGCTTGATTAAACCTTCGATTGAAGTGTCTTCTTGTTAACATAACCATACCTCCTTAACATAACATTGATACCTTTACTTTCACCTTGCCT